GCCCGACATTGGGTTGATGCCAACCTGGCAATCAACTTTGTGCCTGTTGTATTGGGTCAGGGCGATGAACGGAAGAAAAGCAGCCCTCTCAGCAAGAAGTAAATCAAGCGGAGGATTCGCAATCCCTCGTGTGGCAGGCTTCTCGTAGATCTTCGCTCTCTTCAATAGTTCATCTTTCATGAATTCCTGGAACACCACATCTTCAACCATTCTTCCTTGTTTGGCCTCCTCGATGATGTGCTCAAACCTTGCTAGAAGCTCTGGCACGACGCATTCTCGGATCGGTTGCCCATTGGGATAAGAACCTGTTTCCACGAAGAAGGCTCCCTTGCGTTGGTAGCCTTGTTGTGCCCAAGGTATGCCAGCTGAAGTGTGGAAGTTGATAGCATCAAAGAATGGTGCTTCTGGGACCCCATTGACTGACTCATGGAAACTCAAGATTGAGCTAGGTTTGTATGGGTGGGTCAGTTGTCTGTACTCCTCGGTGAGATGCTCCACAACCTGCGAGAGGATTCTCGCGGGAAGTGGTTTGATCACCTTATTGTACTTACCCAAGATGTCTGGTCGTGGGTCATACGGGTACGGGGTCCTCTTGTCACCAGGGTGAAGCACAGCTGGGACACGGTATGGCTTATTCGGGAAGAAGTCACTAACAAAGGATTTCTTGTAAGCAGTCATCATCGCCCCTCGAGTGGCCTCACCATAACCAGTGATCTTCACGACGGGTAAGCCGTAAGGAGTCACATCGATCATTGGAGTGAAGCCAGCCTCGAGGTTGAGCATCACCGTGAGTGCGTTCTCTCTTGCATCAAAGACGGGAGCCGGGATTCTCAGTCCACCCTCAGAACCTGGAAAGAGGGGCTCACTTGAGGTAAGCATCTCCTGCACCAACTCTCTATGGATAAACTGCGAAAGTCCCCATCCTTGATCTTCCCCATGTCGGATTGACGCGCTGTGAGTTCCGAAGATTCTTCCTCCCTTGTGTGGGAACACTAGGAGAGATCCACAGTAACCACCCTCAGTACTCGCCGAGTAGGCAAATCCCTCTAGGTAAATTGCTGTGTGGTTGATCTCTCCCTGAGTCCCATCTAAGTTGATGTAAGTGTTCAACGTCTCTCCGCGAACTCTCCTCTTCACAACTGCGCATCTCTGGTGTTCAAACTCAGCTCCTGTCGTTGATGAGATCAGCACTGCCATCGTGGGGTAGGTGTTGACCAACTCTTCCTCAGTTGCGAGAAGCTTCCAACCTGAGCGAATGCCCTGGAC